AACAACCCAGTAGGTTATGAAGGCTACGCCTATGACCGCTTGCTCAATATGCAGTCTATTGAAAACCTAGGGGATCTTATCCGTGTGGAAGATTTCCGTACTGGTGAGTCATACCTTGGACTCATCGAAGAGATGGACTTTATTAACAAGACACCAACAGACAAACGTTACTCCGGTTACGGCGGTCTATTACTAGTAACAATTAGAACAGCATAGGAGATGCCGTTGTCTATTGCCGATTGGTCTACGACCATATCAGGAGTACTTGCTGTCACTATTGCAGCTGGTGCATCCATCCGTTGGGTTATCAAGCACTACCTCAGCGAACTTAAGCCCAATTCTGGCAGCTCGATGAATGACCGACTCACAAGAGTTGAAACCAAACTAGAAATTATCTACGACATTATCTCAAGGGACAAACAATGATTGCATTAGCAAAGAAGGCAAGCCCTGCTGCTATCGCAGTCCTTCGTCAGGCTACAGCGCTTAAGCCTAAGCGCAAGAAGGCTAGCGATGGGTTACTCCCATCTGCAGCACACGTAAAGCAGAACCCAAACTCTGACCACAACTCAGGGTTTGCAGTAGATGTAACTCACGACCCAGTATTTGGTATTGATTGCGCCTTTGCATATATCAAGTTGCAGTCAGACCCACGTGTGAAGTACCTGATATTCAACGGCAAGATCTGGTCACCTGAGAAGGGCAACCACGATTACACCGGACCAAATAAGCACAACCATCATCTTCACATCTCCATCAAGGAGACGTGCGGGAATGACACCTCACCTTGGTTTCCTTGGCTTGGTGACATCACAACAGTAAACAAAGTTAAGGCAGCAGTTAAACCTTTACCTAAGAAGAAGGAAGTTAAATGAAGTTCAATAACAAAGTACTAGAGATGTGGTCTAAGTGGTTCGTGTCTAACGCACTCACCGCAGTAGTTATTATCGGTAAGTCACCACTAGAATTTACATCAACAGATTGGAAGCACGCAGCTAACGCACTTTGGTTAGCGCTAGTCCCAGTAGTAATTGCTTGGGCTAATCCTAAGAACGAATTGACGATGACCGTCAAGAAGTAAAGTTTGACTGCGAGGCTATAGGCCCTCGGTTCCTACGGGAATCGGGGGCCTCTTTTTTGTTCCCTAAAAGAACGAAACCCCTACAAGCCGCGAAGTCTGTAGAGGTTCTGTCCAGCACTCAAGCAGGTACTTATGTTTCCCTGCCTTAGTACTTAAAATTTACCAGAGTTTGAATCATCATTCAAGTGTGTCTTCAGGCGGTGGCAGTTAGCACAAAGCGTCTGCAGGTTAGACGGGTCGTTGTTCCAACGATCACCGTCAATGTGGTCTACGTCAAGCTGGCTGATGTGTACTGGCTTGAAGTTACAGTGCTCGCAGTAATCCTTTTTGTGGACTGCGTATGGGTACTGGCTCTTGATGATGTTGCGTCGATAGACAGTAAAGCATCTGAATCTACTGGTAGCTGTTGACATCTTTGCATCCCTTAGTTTGATTTTGGTAGGACCACAGACTGAACATATACCAGTCCTAGACTCTTCGTTAATCTCCGTAAGTCTGTGCTTCATCACGATCCGGAGGGCAGGGAACTTTGACCAAGTTACCGCAGCTGACGCAGGTTCCATCTAGGAAATACCAGACCAGTTCGTAGTCATCAAAGGACGCCATAACGCTGAAGACCTGAGAGCCACACGGACAGACGTGGATGGGTCCTAAACCCCGCAAATCGCTTCCTGTGACCTCTGGAAGCCATCGTGTAGGGTTCCTGTGCCGCATTCTTGGCAGGGTTGGTAGACGGAGGGAGACGGTAACCTGACGGTTACCTGACTGCGCCCTTGTAGGGCGCCCTGTTTCTTTCTGCTCGCTCACGCTCGCAATTATACACAGACGGTTTCTAGTATGTGTCTTACGACACGCCGTGATAGGATGCCCAGTATGCCTCGCATATACTCAGTAAAAATCTTCGGTCAGAGATACAAGATTGATTACAAACATCACGACGAAGATAGCTACGGCGTGACTGACTCACAGATCAATCGCATCAGTATGCGTCACAACCTACCTGAAGACAAGATGATTCACGTGCTGATGCACGAGGTAACGCACGCTGTTATCCACGAGTCCCTACTTGCACAGCGCAAGCGGTTTGATGTGGAGGAAGTCTGCGACTTGGTGGGATACCACATCGTAGATACTTTACAAGACAACCCTGCTTTACTAGAATGGGTGTTCGGAGTTAAGAAAATTACGGAGGAAGAAAATAAATGAAAGAGATAATTGCACTTTGTTTAACTAGCTTTCTACTAGGTTTCGTTGGAGCTTATGGCTTTGACACCTGGTTAACTTGGAGAGATGATCGCAAATGGCGATAGAAGACCCAAAGGAATTACTGCTGCACGTACTGCACGCACAAGATGCCAGTCGTGACCGCAGTTTACAGACAGAGGTAGGGCCATCAGAGATTGGTGGATGTAAGCGCAAGGTTTGGTACAGACTGAACGCACAGCCACATACCAATGAGAACCAATCTAAGTTGGCTGCCATTATGGGTACTGCTATTCACGCAGCTATTGAAGAGGCTATTGGTGCACTCGATCCTGAAGGCAAAGAATACTTGGTTGAAACTGAGGTCGCCTACGGTGATATGAAAGCGCACGTTGACTTATTCGTACCCTCTACCGGTGCTGTGATTGACTGGAAGACTAGCAAGATTAAGAACCTTGGTTACTTCCCATCTAAGCAACAGCGCTGGCAGGTACAAGTCTACGGTTATCTACTATCTAAGAATGGCTACGATGTTAAGACAGTTAACCTTGTAGCAATAGCACGTGACGGTGCTGAGAAGGATGTCAAGGTACATACTGAGCCTTACGATGAATCTATTGCACTAGAAGCTTTTGAATGGTTGGCTAACGTCAAGGCTAGTACAACACTTCCAGAGCCTGAAAAAGATCAGTCATTCTGCAAGGATTACTGCCAGTACTACGATGCAACAGAGCAGATGGGTTGCGGTGGTCTGAAGAAAGAACGTATCGTCCTTAGCGAAGTCGTGATTGAGGACGAAGAAGTTGACAAGCACGCACTGCACTACTTACAGTTAGATGGCAAGATTAAAGAGCTGGAAAAAGAACGCGAGACTTTGAAGGCATCTTTAGAAGGAGCAACTGGTACTACAAGAAGCGGTGTAGAAATCAGTTGGACAACTGTGAAAGGTCGTGAGACAGTTGACAGTAAGGAAGTTGAGAAACTTCTAGGGTTCGTACCAAAGGTTGTTGGTAATGAATCTGTAAGGCTAAACATCAAACCTATCGGAGGAAAATAAATGGCTGCAAACGAGAACACCAAGTTCCAGATTAACTACAAGTTAGCTGACGGAACTCTTATCAATCTTTATGCTTCAGATGTAAAGGATCTTGAGACAGGTCTAGTCGACCTTGCAATGGTTGCACAGTTGATTAAGTCAACATCTGCTGACCTATCAGGTGGCGCTACTGCTACTGCAGTACAGAACATTCAGGCGCAGTTTGTTGCAACACCAGTTGCTGCACCTGTTGAACAGCCTGGTACTAAGAACTGTAAGCACGGACAGATGGCATTCAAGACTGGTACATCTGCTCGTGGACCTTGGCAGGGATATATGTGTGCAGCACCTAAAGGTGCGTTAGATAAGTGCGAGACTATCTGGGTTCGTTAATGTATGCGCGAGCCAAGGTTCTATGAGAACCCAAGCTGCGCTGAGATAGGTGGTGACTTGTTCTTTCCTGAAAAGGAAGGACAACCATTTGGCAATGTTGAAATTGCTATGGCAAAGAGAATCTGCTTATCGTGTCCCCATCAAACGGAATGTGCAGAGTGGGGTATTAAAAAAGAAATACACGGTATCTGGGGTGGCCTTACTGAAGGCAACCGCAGGGCAATCCGTAAGGAAAGAAAAATTACATTGAGGGAGGAAGACGTTGCTTGATCTACAACGTGCGTGGGGCACAATCCTCACCAAAGCAACGCCTCTTCCTGATGTATGGAAAGGTTTAGCATCTAAGCAGATTAAGTTCCGCAGGGGACAGGTCTGTATGGTAGCTGCTGCACCTAATGCTGGTAAATCAATGTTTGCTCTTATCTATGCAGTCAAGGCAAAGGTACCTACGCTGTTCTTCTCAGCAGATACTGATACCACAACTGTAATGTTGAGAGCTGCAGCGCACGCATCTGGACATAACCAAGTGAATGTGGAGCAGAACCTTTCGACTGACTCACACTTTTACGATGGTGCATTTGATAAGTTAAAACATATTAAGTGGGTCTTTGATTCCAGTCCGTCACTTGATGATATCGAGTTGGAGATAAAGGCTTATGTCGAGTTGTACGGCCAAGCCCCTGAGTTGATCATCATAGATAATCTTATGAATGTAGCTGCTGAGACAGACAACGAATGGGCTGGGCTTCGTGCAATTATGATGGAGCTTCACGATATGGCACGTAAGACTGAAGCCTGTGTATTGATACTGCACCACGTCTCTGAGCAATCAGAGTACGGTTCTCCAACAGAGCCACCATCACGACGTGCTATTCACGGTAAGGTCAGTCAATTACCTGCGCTGATTCTTACACTGGGCTATAACCCAACTGTTGGTGAGTTAAAGATTGCACCGGTCAAGAACCGCTTTGGTCCACACGCAGCAGATGGCAAGGACTTTGCTACCTTGTATGTAAATTATGGTGCGTGTCAGATATCAGATGGGGACGCCTATGGCGCTATGCTGGCACGAGATGCACGAGCAGGGTACAAGGATGATTACATACCGCAAGATGAGTACGGACACGAGGTAGCAATCTAATGGCTAATACAGAAATCCAGTATTTGAAGAATGAGATCAAACAACTCAAGGCTGATATGGCTAACTTGATTATGGCGTTGATTGAACTGAAAGTATTTAAGATTAAGATTGATGAGAACGGTAACGCTGTCTACGACACAGGTAAAGATGAGCAGTCCGAAGTACAATAAGGCTAAGGGCGCAGCGTTTGAGATCGATGTAATGAAATGGTTTCGTAGTCTGGGAGTCTTAGCAGAGCGCTTGCGCTTAGCTGGTAAGGACGACGAAGGAGATTTAGTTGTAGTTGTCGCGGGACAGACCTACATACTAGAACTCAAGAACACGGCAAGACTAGACCTGCCGGAGTTCTGGAGGCAAGCAGAAGTTGAGGCGCTTAACTACGCTAAGGCTCGTGGTAT